GTGACCTGTACCCAGCTTCAGTATTGGCCAGCGGCAATGCTCAAGTATTTACCAACGGCACCATCTACCTGAGTACTGGCAGTGGCACTCTTTCGGGTACTTGGAGGATTATGGGCGATCATTATACTGCCTCAACCTGGCAAAACGCAAACCTTTACTTGAGGATTTCATAATGAGCATCACAATCACAGAAGTGCGCAATGCAAAGTCACTACAGTCTGACAACCTCCGTATGGACGTTGAGATCAGCCACCCCGACTACGGGTGGATACCTTACACTGTTGATCCTTCAGACACTGATACCACAGTTGACAACGCTGCCATCCTAGCTCTCGTTGGTGGTAACTTTAGTGCATATGTTGCTCCAACCCAAGCCGAGCTTGATGCTGCTTTAGCTGCTCAAGTCAGGGCGCAGAGAGACAGTCTTTTGGTGGTGGTAGATGTAGTCGTGAGCAACCCTCTGCGCTGGGCAGGCCTATCCTCAGATAAGCAAACTGAGTGGACTGTGTATCGCCAAGCCCTGCTCGATGTGCCTCAGCAAGCAGGCTTCCCAAACGCCATCAACTGGCCTACTCAGCCAGAGTAAAGGGGTTCCATGACACTTCTACCTCTCAAAATACCCGCAGGCTTCTACAAAACAGGCACGGACCTTGACGCTGCTGGTCGGTGGGAGGATGGGTCGCTTGTGCGTTGGCGCGATGGTTCCCTCCGCCCAATCGGCGGCTGGCGTGTTAATGAAAATATTGCCAGCATTACGCAAAATGCGCCAAGAGCCATGCACACTTGGGAGAGCAATAACGGCACACGTTATGTCTCTGCGGGGTCATACAGCGAGTTGTTTGCGGTAGTTTCTGGCGGCACAACTTACGACATAACGCCACCGGACCTTACTCCCGGCTCAGAGAGTGCTGCGGTTAACATTGGCTATGGCTACGGGTTTTATGGCGCTGGCCCATACGGAACGCCGCGCCCGGATACCGGAAATTTAGTTGAGGCAACCACATGGTCCTTGGACAACTTTGGGGAGTATTTGGTTGCTTGCTCAACATCTGATGGGCGCCTGCTTGAATGGCAGCTTGGTTCTGGCTCAGATGCGGCGGTAATTGCAAATGCCCCAACAAACAACGCTGGACTAATAGTTACTGAAGAGCGTTTTATCTTGGCCTTGGGCGCTGGTGGCAATCCTCGCAAAGTCCAATGGTGTGATCGTGAAAACAACACAAGCTGGACCCCGGCAACCACAAACGAAGCTGGTGACATCGAGCTGCAAACATCTGGGCAGATACAGACCGCAGTCCGCACCAGAGGGCAAACTCTTGTCATAACTGACATCGACGCTCATGCGGCTCGGTATATCGGGCCTCCGTATGTTTTCGGGTTTGAGCGTATTAGCACAAGCTGTGGAATTATATCACGCAAGGCTGCGGCTGACGTTGACATGGGCGTGTTTTGGATGGGCAGAGGTGGGTTTTTCCGCTTTGACGGCAACGTAGTGTCCGAAATACCGTGCGCGGTTCACGATTATGTTTTTGGCGATATAAACACATCACAAAAGAGTAAGACTTGGGCATTCACCAACGGCCAATATGGCGAGATTTGGTGGTTCTATCCATCATCAAATAGCAACGAGGTGGACCGCTATGTTGCGTTTGATTACAAAGAAAATCACTGGATGATTGGCAATCTTTCTCGAACCGCTGGAGCATCGCGTGGCGTGTTTGAGTACCCAATGCTTATTGCTTCAGATGGTGGAATGTATGACCATGAGGTTGGCTTGTCATATGTAGACACAAACACTCTTTTAGTTACTGTGTCTGGCGGTGTGTTTTATGTTGACGGTGCAGCCAAACCAGAGCTTACTTTAAAACGCGGTTACACCTACATATTTGACCAATCAGACAGCACAAATTCAAACCACCCGATAGCATTTAAAAATGCTGATAACACAACTTATACTCAAGGCGTAACAAACACAGGAACTCCGGGAAGTTCGGGTGCAAAAACTACGTTTATCGTTGCCAGTGATGCGCCTAGCAACTTGAAATATTACTGCACTGTGCATGGAAACTCTATGGGCAGCACAATAAGTGTCGGCAATTCTGATGGCGTATTTGCTCAAACCGGCCCAATTAGCATTGGCGCTGGCGACAACATCATGCAGGTTACGGATTTGATCCCCGACGAGAAGACGCAGGGCGATGTGAATGTAACATTTAAAAGCAGATTTTACCCAAACGATACCGAATACTCGCACGGGCCTTTCACCCCGACAAGCCCGACTTCTGTTCGGTTTTCTGGAAGGCAGATTAGGATGCGCGTTGAGGGTGACGCGCCATACGCAAGCTGGCGTGTTGGAACTATGCGAATTGATGCAAAGCCGGGTGGGCGTAGGTAATGGTCGCACCAGTATTACCACCAATCGGTGACAACATTAAGGCTTGGGGCAATAACCTCACAGCATATTTGCGCCGACAATTGCCGCGGCTTTACTTTAGAACCACAGATGACAACCCATCCGAGAATGGCATCATTCTTTGGGATGACGTTAACGGATACCCGGTCGTCTCAAAGAACGGTGAGTTTCGCCAGATCGTGTTGGAGGATGGCCAATATGCTGGCGGCATCACAACAGATCAGACTGCTGCATCTGCAAACACAGCGTACGCCTTGACGTACACATCCAGCATTGCCGATGGCATCACAAACGGCGCACCAGCCTCGCGCTTGGTGTTTGAGGAAGCTGGACAGTACATGATTGCGTTTTCGGCGCAAATTGCGTCCACATCCAGCTCAACTGTAAACTTCTGGTTTTGGCCCCGCGTCAACGGCACAGACGTTTCTGGGTCAACGATGAAAAGCGCACTGCATCAAAACGGTTCGGTCCTTGTTGTTAGCAGGTCTGCAATATTTGACTTTGCTGCCGGAGATTACTTGGAGGCGATGTGGGCTGTTGATAGCACTACTGGGTTTTTGCACTCAACTGCGGCAACGGCGTTTGCACCCGCAGCGCCGTCCTCAACCATTGCGATAACGAGGCTGCACGGCTAGGGGTGTCAATATGCGCAAAATGTGGTATAAATGTTTAAACCGTTTGGAGTTATAAGATGGGCATAATGGATTTTTTGTTTGGTACACCAGACCAAACCGGACAGCTAGATCCGAGGATTGAAGCTGCAAGAAATTTTTTACTTGAACAAGCTATGCAGCAATCAAGCGCTGGACCTGTAAATGTCCCTCAATATCAAGCTATTGCCCCAACTGCAATGTATAGTGGAACAAATCAACTCCTAAGTTCTTTAGGTTTAGACACAGTCGCCGCACCTTCTATGCCAACGACAAACATAGGCGGTATTGAGGCATACACCAGTCAGCCATTTCAAGAGCAAATGGAAACGTCTTACGCCGAAGCATATCCCGGTCAATATGATTTCTTGCGATCTTTCTACATGGACCCGGTAACTGGTGAACGAGGCATTCGCTCCTATGGATATGTTGATCCAAACGCGCCTGTTACCATGCCGGGTGGTGGTTCTAACGGGGGAAACCAATACAATAATAGCGATTCTGACGGCACTGCTGCTGCATTGCAAAGGCATTACGAGTTATTTCCAGAAACTGCTCCGGGTGCAAGCACATACGGTTATGTGAACAACGATGGTTTTATTGACGCCCCGGCTCCTTCATCTGGATTTTTTTCGGGTGGAGGCGCTGATGGTGTTGGTAATTTTGGCAAGGTCGGTGATTTCTTTGGAGGTCTTTTCAAATGATTGGTTCAAACGTATTTGGGCAAGCCCAACAGTATCAAACACAAGCTGGTGATGTATATAACCGCATGGCTAACTTCCAAGCGCCTACGGTGCAAGCGGTTGGTCAAACTCAAAGCCCTACATTAGCGCAAACTAACGTAAATCAGTATATGAACCCTTATACCGAGCAAGTTATTCAGCGCGGTGAAGCCGACATTGCTCGACAACGAGAGCAGGCGTTAAATTCGCTAGGCGCTCAAGCTACAAATGCAGGAGCTTTTGGCGGATCACGTTTTGGTTTGGCTGAGGGTGAAACTTACGGTCAATATGGTCGTATGGCGGCTGACATGGCGGCTAACCAACGAAATCAGGCTTACAATCAAGCAATGCAATCAGCGCAATTTGACGTAACCGGGCAACGGTCAGCGGCAGAAGCGGCGGCGGCAAGAGAGCAAGCGGCACGGATGCAAAACTTGCAATCGGAATTTACCGGATTGGGTTATCAGCAAAGTGGCGCAGCGGGTTTACGCGGTCTTGGATCAGCTATGTTCGGTCAAGGTATAAGCGGATTGCAACAGCAACAAGCGGCGGCGGCTAGAGCGCAGGCTGCACAACAAGCAATGTTAGATGCTTCTCGCAATCAAACCTTGGCAAACCTTGGCTATCCCGCTCAAGCACTGCAAACTGGTTCTAGCTTACTAAGCGGTTTCCCGAGGGCGACAGTAACACAAAGTGGAAACCCCGGTTTATTTGATTTCTTTACAGCCGCCGGATCAATTCCCGGTTTTCCTGGGTTTTA